AGAACTCAGGACGAATTAGCTCAAGAGTTCTTATCTAAAAATGACGAATATGGAAAATAAAGAAAAGTTTGCCTTCAGAAATGTAAACATGTCTCAAGGTGTAGAGGTAGAATTTATTAAATTGCTTACCTCATTAGAGACTAAAAGTGATGAAGATATTATTAAAGCTTTTAAAGCTCAATTATCTTCTGGAGTATTAACTTGCCATGCAGAAATGTTATCTAGAACACCCAATCAGATAACTTTTCAAACATCCAAGTTTAGTAAACAGAGTATGACTTACAGAGATTGGGAATTATGGGTATTCTCTAATATTCTGGGAGTATGGACATTAAATCGATATAGAATATGATTACAATGAAGACTCTCCAAGTAGAGGATATCAAGGATAAATGGTTATATAATGCCCTAACTCAGGGCATTAAAGAATGTATAACTGCTCCAGTCCTAACTTTGGACCCAACTAAACCAGAACCCATTAAGAGGGCAGAGATGATATTAGATAACTTTTCTCAAGATGATAGTCCAGTAATTGCTACTATAATTGCTCCAGGCAATTTCATACAGATGATACTACCGAAATATGAAATACTACTTTCGGTAATGTTCATATACAAAGAGAAAAATACCTATGTACAACTTGTAATACAAAAACTAAGTTATAAAAGAGAAGAAGGAAAAAGCAACTCCGATACGGAAAGTAATATACCTAATGGTAGTACTAAGCAAGGGTAGAGTATATAAGATACCAATCGAGGGAACCCATGAGATTGAGATTCGTAAGTTAACTGACTTCAATACACTAAGAAGAATACTTACACCATTAATACATATTCATTACAATGTATGTGTAGGGACTAAATTAGAATATGAAGACTTTGGTGCTTTTCTTATGGATTTAGAACATCTGGGTTATGAAGTATTTGAAGAATACTATGCTGGTATATTGGAATTAGTAGAAGTAAATCCTATTACTAATAATGACCAAGAACTGCAAGAGATAAGAAATGGTACCCTTATTTCATTAAGGTCTCAGGAATTATCAGAAAGATTAGCTTCCAATTTGAAAAAGGCTATACATGAGATATTTGAAGAAGAGAAGAAAAAACAAGGACCTGGCTCTTCTTTTATGGAATCACAGAAAAGTTCTATAATAAAAGAGGCTATATATCTCTTAACTCCTCAGTTACCTTAATATTTGAAAGGCAGTCTAATCCACTGCCTTTCATAGCGTGTACACATCCTCAGCCACTTTAAAATAAATATGGATATTATTTTCTATATAAATAAAAATGATTATATTTGCATATCAATTTTAAATATAGACAAAAATATGAAAACGAACTCAGTAATCAACAATCAAGACGAACAACTAACTAAGGTAGTTCGCAATTTCCTTGAAAAGAAATCTACATTCGAACTTGATTCGGATGAACAGGGTAATCTTTACAATCTTCTCATGGTTCTTTTATATAGACTAGAGGATGTTCATAAACTTTGCTGCATTGATATCAATCAATTCAATATGTATGAAACTACATATTACTCATTTACATTCGAATCGATGCTAACAATTGATTCCTTCACAAAAAAGAATCAAATTGCCGATGCTGCAGTCGAATTTATGAATGACTTTACCGATAATGATGGTATGTTCATATCATTTAATCAACTGGATAAAAATCATTGGATTTTCCAACTTAACTTTTCAATATCATGAACGAAGAACTTTTAAATGAACAGGCCCAAAAATTACATCAGGCTCAAATACAAGAATATCCCTGGGTATCTGCAGACCCCGAGGATGCTAAATCCTATATTGAGACTTATGGTGATACCGATGTACACCTATATTATGATTACTTAATTGCTAACGGAATAGGAGAAATAGAAGATGAACAAACCGAGATATAAGGTAAAACCTTTAGTACCACATTACATGGAGTTTACTACTGGGTCAATATTTGCAGGTACCTGGTGCCGATACTCTATAACCCTAACTTTGCATCAATGTTATATTGAAGCTATATGGAAGGTAAGACCTTCATCCTCTGATAAATCATTAGACGGGCATAAAGAAACTTTTAATACTTTACAGGAGTATCTAGATTGGTTTGATAATCTTAAGAAAACTTACAAGAAAAGAATTACCCGTAACCAAATGATGTATGCTTCATATAACGAGGAACTACGTACATTTGAATATACACCTTATGAGAACGCTGCTACAAGGCGTTCACGTGAAAAACTAAATAAGCCAAAGGAACCGTTATTGGCCGATGGATTATACTAATCCCTAACCAGTTAATATATCTTCAGGGAGTTCAGAAATACCAACATCTGGGCTCCCTTTATTGCATTTATATTTGCATAATAAATTATTTATTCGTATATTTGCATAAGAGAAAAAATAAAATAATTTATTAACCGACCTCGAACAAGGTCACAAAACTTATTTCTTATGACAACTATTACAGAAATCTCCAATCACCTTATGGGTTACTTCGATGGAACACTTGATGCTTTTGGTTACGTTGCTAATTCTATTAACGAAATCTCAAATCCAGATGAATCCTATATGGGAACTCTTAATCTGCAATTCAAAGATTATCCTACAGACGATGACGAAAAAGAAGAAACTTACTGCAGAGGATCTGATCTCTTTAACGAATTATACGTATCAGACTTACTTAACCAAATAAACAAATAATCACTATGGTAAACCTATATAAATTACTCAACGTACTGGAACAGGGCATGTCTCTGTTCCAACTAAACAAATGGAAAACCGAAGGTATCTGGTATCCTATCACTCAATACAAAAAGGAAACCAATGAGATTCAGGTAGTAACCAATATATTTCTCCCAGACCAAACCCAATATCATATTCAACTTACTGGTAATTACCCAGACGAATTCGAAGCTTGGGAACAATTTCTAGAGGAGAACCAATGGAAAATCTACCCATTACTTGCAAACATAATGCAAGTCTTCTTACCTATGGATGACTACCAACTTTTATATACTAAATATTCACAAGGATTCATATCCGTAATTGCTAAACCATTATGATTAACGAAGAAATAAAATTTGCTCTATCCCACCTTGAGGAAGACAAGATACAGAAAATCAAGGACAATACACGTATCTTCATAGAAAATACCAACCGTATTGCCGAAGACCCAGATCTCACTCTAGAACAAGAGGATGAACTGGACGAAATTGCTACCGATGCCAAAGAGGAAGTACTGGAAATCTTATTCGGACCCATATACCCACATTTCATATCACAATATGCAGACAGTGATAATCACTGGGACAATGAGGAACTATTTATCGAGGACCTTTACGAATATTATTTCAAATGAAAGACTACCTCCTATTCCTAATTATAATTACCCTTCCCAAAGGATGTGCCATTACACTCTTTGGGTTGGGTACAAAACCTCTAACAAATGATACAGTACTAACATCGGATAACACAGATATAATACCCATACTAATATGATACTAACCGAACATACTACCCAACGGCTATTTACTCTCACTCTCAGAGAGGATGGTTCACTCCTTATTATTGAGGTAATCAAAGCCAAGAACATACAAGAGGCAACCATGACCCTTCTCAAGAAAATAAATCAGAAGTACTACAAAAACTCCTGGAAGAAACTAAGGTATATGCTAGAGAACATCAGAGACATATCTATTACTGAGATTGGGGTCTCTAAAGAAACCAAATACCTACGAGAAGAATTACTTTACAGTATTAACATAAACTGGGACTAATATGAAACTAAAAATCACAACCTTAGTAATCGTAGAAGAAGGCCAAGTCCAAGATGTCTACCATTCACTAAACGATAATCAAGATAAGGCTTATGAGGAAATCATAGAACAAGTAAATGCCGAATACGGAGACGGAGGAGTACTACAATTCTATTCCTTACAAGGTATCAAAGAATACTTTGAAATAGTACACATCGAGACTCAAGAGCTTACATCAACTGGATTTAAAACTGCAATTCTAGAAAACCCATGCTAACATCAGGTAGATTTTTAGTATCATTCGAAGTCCCAGGACCACTACCTGGGACTACCGAAGGCTTCTGCGAAGAAATGAACGTAGTGTACAGAACCGAGGAACTTAATACCTACCTCCGCTACCCCAAACAAGAAATAAACCAATGGGATAAACATAGTACCTACATAAGGCTAAAGCTAAGAGAGATCCTTGAAGTAAACCTAACAGATATAACACTAATCGATATAATATCATTACCATGAATATCCTCTATCACATAATCCGAATAATCCTATCCGTAATAACCGTCCTCTTCCTAATACAGAATGAGGACACCTACCAAGCCCACAAAGACCACCACCCAACAAACAAAATAAGATACATAATATCACAAATCCTAATATTAATCCTATATACCTCATCCCTAATCCTAGTATCCTACCTATATAGGTACCTAACCATATACCTATAATACCCACCACCCAACAAAAGAAATATATAATAAAAATCATACAGAGCCTAACTACGTTACATATAACCTACAATAATATAATATACCTATCACACCTATACATATAACCAATATACCATCTACTAATATAATACCTAATACATATATCAAGGTACCTCGCCGGGGGTTTTGCCCCAAGGGTAGGGGATATGGATTACCTACCCTACACTATACAACTACACTATAGCCACTATACTATATAGCTCTCTAGCTCTACTACCCCACACTTTAAAGGCAATCACAAAAAGGCTAAAAAGGTACACAAAATCCGACCATTAGGGGCCCCTAAATCCCCTACCCCTAAGAGCCCTTTATATTAGTATATATTATATAATAAGTACTGGGATTAGGCAATAGGATTTGTGATCAAGGCAATTAAATTATTAGGTTTTAGGGCTAAAAGGTTTATAGGATTTAAGGCCTTCAAGGGGCATATTTAGGTAATATTCCTAGTAACTCTGTAAGTAATTTGCTTAGTATTTATATTAGCATTAACTTTTGTATTCTAGGACAATTTTGTGATTTAGGGGTACCTTGATTGCCTTAGTTGCCAAGAGCCATTAAGTATTATATTATATAATAAGCATTGGGTAGGGGATGGGGATTAGGCAATTTAGGATAAAGGCAATCTCCATTCATGGCCCCTGGGGATTTAGAGGGATAAAGGCAATTTAACCTTCAAGGCTCTTAGGTACCTCATAAGGCAATTAGGGTTATTGCATATATAATATATTATATTTATATTTGCATTGTAATAATAATAACTAATTAAATATAGACGTATGAAAACAATTAATCAAATTTCAAACCTCATCATCCTTACCCTAGTAAATTACGATAAGGATTATCCATGGGCATCCTACATTGCCAATTCACTTTCACAATTCGATTTGATATTGCCAGAACTAATGCAATCGAAAGCTAAGGAAATATCCATCTACCTTAACACAGATGATTGCCTTATGGAATTCTCATCCGAAATCCCTGACCCAGAGGAAATTGAACCCGATTTTACCTTCAACATCGAGTATATAACCTTTCAGGTATACTTCGATTAATTACTTAACCCAAGGGGGCATCTAGCCCCCATTTATATTATATACATATGGAACTCAACGAATTACAAAATCGATTAACTAACATCATTAAAGGCATTACTAATACTCACCCTATTAG